CTTGCTCAAACACAGACCAGTGTCCATGCTTGATACAATACTTCAGCAGTCCTGCAACCTTAGGGTTGTCCTGATTTGATGGGTTGCTCACACGAGCAATATACCCAATGGTTTTCTCTGCCTCAGGAGTGACAGATACTAAGCATACTTTAGTCATTCTTGTCTATGATAATGCGAGCAATAATACACAAACCTAATGCCTTGAAGTATCCAATGGTAACCAGACCAAAGATAGTAGGCATCAACCAGTTCCATAATAGCATAAGAACTACAGGTTTGACAAAGAATGCAATCGCTTGAGCTGCTGCTTTGACCGATTCTTCTTTTTGTTTCTGTTCTTCTGCTTCGGCATCCTGTGCTTCTTCAGCACGTTTGTCGAAGTAGATAGTCATTTTGTTTTCTTTTTCTTTGGTTCGTTTGGATCTTTCCATAATCTAGGATTAATTCTACCTTCAGATTGACTCATTTTTACGAAATCTTTTTTATAAAGATCATAATAATGGTCAAAGATATCAACCTGCTTACTAGCAGACACGATATCAAACTTAGTCATGCCATCTTGCAGATACTCTACAAGATAAGCAGTATAAGGAAGACCTTTGTCTTGTGATAAAGTAGGGTCGCAATCCGTATGGAGAACTTTAACACCTTTCCCCATCAGGAACGACCTCCCCATTCAATAGATGGGAATGCTTCGGAGATAACCGCTTTAGTGATACGCTTATACTTGTCGTTCATCCTACCATCCTTAGCAAGGACCAGAAGTTCTGCTTCTTCAGAAGAGAGTCCTTCCAGTAATTGAACGAACATAGATTCTTTCTTCAACATGGGTAGTTTATCTGCACCACCCTTGAAGAACCGATACAGACCACGATACTCAGACTCAAGACGTGTATGATCAGTTCCTACAGGTGCATCGTTAGGAGTGTAAGGAACATCTCCTTCAGGCAATACAGAAACAATACTCTCATCGAAATTGATAATCAATAGTTGACGGAGAGCAGTGCTGTTGTGCTTACGGAGAAGATCAACCTTCTCCTTTTTGGTTTTTGCATTGGAGACCTTTCTCAAGATCTCACTAAGAAGCAACCTAGAGTTGCTGTTATCAATTGATTTTGTTGGCATAATAATTTAACCTCGTTTAATCCTCATCTTCTAAAATGTCCTCATCCCAATACTGAATATCAGGGCGGATGTAAATCAAATCATCTTGTAAAATGTTTCCGTTTTCATCCAACATTTCTGGATGAGTAACTGATTTAGCGTATGCAGCATTCTCAATAAAGTCCTCAACATATCCTTTTGCTAACCAAGAGGTTGTGATTCCTAAAATGAATGCTCCAATAATGACTAGAACTACTAGTGCGATTAACATGGTTTCCCTCCATTTAAACTGAGAATAATATGGAAACCTACCCCCTATGAACTCTGATTTATTTAGTACGTTTTTTGCGTCCTGGTCGTCTATCTAGTTCATATTGAGAGGCATCCTTCAATATAGTATTGAGGTATTCCTTGATTTTTCTTGCTTTGGGTTTGGGAATGTGACCATACGCTTCCCGAAGTTGTTTGTTACCACCACGAATATAGTTGTCTAGTTCTTCAATCAAAGAATTAATACTTCTCGCAGTGGGTGATTCAATGAACTCGCGAATGTTCTTTCTAGTTGTTTTGCTAGACTTCAAATAATTATAGCACTTGAATGGATATTTGTTTTCTTCAAATGCAATGTCAATTGAACGTTCGACCAGATCATAAAATTCAGGATTCATCAGATAATTTTGTTTTCTCGCAGGTATTTAACAGACTCGGTGCAACCACCCAGTCTTTTAGAGTCTAGCAGAACTTGAGGAAAAGTGCTAGCTGGTCCAAACTCTGCGTAAAATTGTTCGCGACTAAAGTCTTTATTCAGTTGTTTTTCTGTGTAGGAGAATCGCTTCATCTCCAATACACTTTTAATCTTGGTGCAATATGGACACCCAGGTCGGGTATAGATTACAAAGTTCATGGCGTTTTATTGAAAGATTAAAAAAGGCACCCTAGGGTGCCTAGTTTATTATATGTAGACTGAGAATCAGAAGTTATACTTCACACCCAATTTACCACCTACACCGAGATCATCGAACGCTTCGTCTTCTGCGGTGATGAAGGAGAGCTCACCATAGAGACCGAGAGATTCGGTGACAGGGACGCCAATACCTGCTTTACCAGAGAAACGAGTATCCAGTTCTTCTCCGTCAACAGAGACCAGAGCAGGTCCGCCCTGAACGTAGTAGGATGCACCAGTGTCACCCAGAGCGCCTTCGTAGCCTACATGAACGTCTGTAGTTGCACCAGTGTAGTCGTCGCCAGTCCAACCTGCATTCGTTTCCACGTTAACGTAGGGTCCTGCAAAAGCAGCGCCAGCGAAGAGAGGAGCAGCGGCTGCTGCAGCGATGAAAGATTTAATCATTTGTTGTTTACCTTTTAGTTTACTTGCGGAGTGATTACCCGCAGATGAAAGCAGACTCGACTTGTCTGCGTTGCCCGAATATTATAGCACACACTCTACTGCAGGTCAAGTGTGTCAAAATGTAACGGACTCAGTATTTATACAATCTAAAAAGTTCAAGTTGTTACCGAATCTGTCTCATCTGTGACAGATTGTTTCTTTTTCAAATTAATCTTTGCTTGTTTTTTAAGCATTCTTACATACTTAAGTTCTTCTTCGTTATAGAACTCAGGATTCTTTTTTGCTATTTTTAGAATTTTTTTTGCGCCTTTTATTGTGTCTTTGAATCTCATCGGTATTATTCTGTTTTGTACTATTTATTTTTCTTTGCTGTTTTTGCATCTCATCCAGTTTATTTCTTGCTTCAATTAACTGCATGGCAGTAGCATACCTTTCATCATAGTATTTTTTCATATCGTCACTGCTGAGTGCAATACTGACAATATCATTAGGATCGACAATAGAATCGAATACTGCATCTTGATCACCAAGAATTGCCTTGATCTCAGGAGGTAGATCGCTGTTTTTGATTTTAGGTAAGTCCATTACTCTTCTATTTCGTAGTATTCATAACCAACACCATCTCTAGTAGTCCAGATAAGATTACCATTTTTGTTGTTAGCATTAATATCAAGGGATGATGCCACATCAGCTGCAGCAACTGGAGTGATTGTTCCAATTGTAACTGTTGCTTTCACCCCTCCAGAGTCTTTGAATCCAAGTTGTTGATTATTACTCTGTCGTACAAATCCATTTGGATTGTTTAAAATGGTTGAAGCATATGTAGTTCCTGCCTGAACTCGAATCGTAGCACTCGCAGATCCAGACTCACCAGATTGTGTGAATGATGCATTACGAACTCTATATGTTCCTAGTGCAGTATCGGGGTTAGCAGTGTTGGTAACAGAGTCATTTGTGATTGTCTTGATTCTAAGATTAGCATTACAATCATCACCATCATTGTCAAAGAAACAAACTCTAGTTTGATTACCCTCGATTCTATAACCTCCAGTTTGATTTGTCAATACACCACCATATGTTTTACCTGCTTCAACGCTCAACGTCAATTGTTTTGTACCAGAACGTTGTCCATCATCTTGCGTGAAGAAGATATTATCCTCAACACCAACAACAATATGATTAATTGCTTTACCAGAGTTACCAGGATCATCATCCCAGAAAAATCTCAGTTCAATATTTCCAGCAGTAGCAACAACCAAATCTCCACTTGAATTAAACGTTGCATCACCACTCTCGATTCTTAGAGTGGCGTTTGTATCAAACCCATTGCTAGGATTATCATCAAAGACAAGATCTTTATTATTATTCTGTCTAACAATGCTTCCAGTGTTACCATCAATGATTGTTTTATATGTTCCTGCTGCTTTGTTGTATAAAATTTTTGTGATGGATCCCTCTTCTTGATCGGGTTGTACAAATCCCACACCACCATTAGTCCAAGATCCTAATGCTTGTTTCCATGCAGCAGGATTGTCATCCCATTCAAACTCAAGAACAACCTGTCCTGTACCAGTTCCACCAACAACTAAACCTGTACCATTATTGAAGGATGCTGTGATATTACTAGTAGTAGTTTGTGATTGAGTGTTTTCATTCCAAGCAAAGTTCAGAACTAAATCTGCAGTACCATTACCAGTTACCTTAAGATCTCCATTCTTTTTAAAATTAGCAGCAACACTTACACCAGCGTTTGATTGGCGAAGCACCCATGCAAGACCAGCAGGATTTCTTGTCCATTCATTTAGTCCTGAGTCTGATGGAGGACTATTAACAATCGTTCCAGTTATTACATGAGGACCCTGCGACACATTAGATAAGGTAGTTGTTGCAGAAGTAGTAAAGTTACCAAAGTTTGCAGCAACATTAGTACCATCAAGTAATATATTACCAACATTATCTGCAGAATATTCTAACTGGTAGTCACCTGTAAAAGGAATATTAACGTTCCAGGTAGCAGTATGTGTTGTGCCAGTCAAAACATCATTAGCAGATGGATATACTGCATAGGTATCCATAAAATCACTCCATGCTCGATGAGGACCAGACCTGACCCATGGGTTACTATTTCCTGAAATACATGCACCACCTCTGCAGATTTTCATATAGTAACCACCAGGGTTTCTACTCCATGAAAAGGCAAGACTATTGGGTGTCGGAATAGTGTTACCATCTTCATCGACAGATGTAAACCCTGCTGCTGAGTTAGTAATAACTACAGTCATCGGCATAACACCAGCAGTAAGAGTTCTGGTTACTGTATATGGAGTGTTTAATGCACCACCTCTGAAGATACCACCAGCAACATTATTAAAGAGGACATCATTACCATTGATAGTAACTGTTGCCGTGTCATCAACACCAAACTCAAATCCATATGTTCCTGATGTAGGAATATCAATTTCATAATTAATAGTTTGTGTTTGGAATGGTAATGTACAAACTTCAGGGTTTACCCATACTGCTAATTCATTTCCCGTATCACTCCAGTACGAAGCATTGCTGACAGTGGTCTGTTGATTAGTGCTAGTGACGAAAAAACGAGCATTACAATCACTTCCATCGCCATCTTTCAAACACAATTCAGTGCTTCCATTTTGAATGATTGGATTGTTATCTGGATGTAGTCCAGTATATGTAATTGGATATGACGTTCCTGCAGTAACTGTAATTGATTCGCTCTGACTACCTTTTTCAACTCCAGATGTCTGAGTCCATATCTTTCCTGCAACTGCAATTGTACTTACAGCAGTTCCATTGGTATTTGGATTATCATCCCACTTTAATTTAAGGTTGACGATACCAGTTCCTGTTCCTGTAGCGACAAGATTTTGAGAAGTTGCATCAAATGCTACATTGACTGTAGATGCGTTCGTTGAAAAAACGTAATCAGAATCTACAGGAAAAGTTACAGGAGTAGACTTCTGCCTTTTGTATTTTGAAATAGTTTTGCCATTTGACAAGAAAAATTTTATTGGTTTGATATTAATATCAGGATCAAATGGAGCACAAGTATCTGGACCGAAATCTGGTACTGTAAAATTTTCACCAGGATCAATATTTTTTAGACCACGATCAAGTTGATCATTTACAAATGGAATATCTGGAATCTCTGAGAGATATTCGTATATACAATCATAGTATTCCAGCGTTCCATCATCTAAAGTGCGAACCTTACACTTTCTATTAGTGATCCATGGAGGTGGAGGATCAAATAAATCAAACTGAGGTAACCAATTGTCAGGATCTATTGGAGGAAACGTATCAATCCTGCCATCATCATCGTCTTCTTCTTGAGCAGGACGACCTCTTCGCCTGATGATATCATCAGGTTGATCTAGATCACATATTGGTCCGAACGGACCTACAGGAAAATAAAAAGACATTAAAAAAGAGGGGTCTTACCCCTCTATTTATTTTGTATTTAGAGTGCGTTACCACGAGGTAGAACTTCTTCTGGGAATACAAAGTTTTCATGCGGTTGATCAACTGGTGCCAACCATGCACGAAGACCTTCATTCAAGAGAATGTTCTTGGTGTAGAA